TTTTAGGAAGCGGTCCACTGGAGATACCACCAGTACCACCTAGAGTTTTACCTTCTGCTCTATACACAGAATAGTCAGCGCCAATACCACCACCTGTCATCAAACAGGACTCAGCTTTCCATGAAAGGTTAGCCCAATCTTCTCTAGTGTCTTCTTCACAATTAAGAAGATAACAATTATTAAAAAACTTTTTATCTCTACCTGCATAATAAAGGTAGCGACCTCCCGGTAAGAACCGTAGCTCTGCAATGTGACTGACAAGCTCATCCTTTTCAGACTTACTTATATATTCTTGACATACATCCTCTACTAAAGTAGCTGCTAGTTCATACATAGTTTCAGCACCAGCATGGGCATACTTTGTATAAAATATATCTTCAGAAAACTTTGATCTAAACTGTGGATTTTTGTTTGATTTAAACATTCAATTCCCCTATGGTTTTTCGTTGTATACTAATTCTAAGATAAGCTCTGCGTAGTGGATCACCTTCTTAATGTCTTGTGATCCAGAACCTTTCTTTCGATGTCTGGTAATATACTTAACAATGTTACCTTCAAAAAAATCTAGGTCATTGCTATGTATATATTCAACAGGTTGTATCTTACAATCTTTGTAATGATCCCCACCGACCTGCTTTTCTGTAGCGTCTTGATCTTCCAATTCTCTCTGCCTCCTTTTAATATAGCTAGTAAAATCTTCTCTAAGTTTAGTCATGAAAATGCCTCAACATTTGTTGCCTTAATAATTCTTTATTATCAGACAGTGTAATTCGTTTTGCAAAATCTCTTACATTCCCAGAGTCCAGACCAGCTAGGTCGCACACCATTTCAAAGTTATCCACAACAGATACTATTGTTGAGAAGAACCATGCCATAGCTTCTTCCTTTGCGCCCTTATGGTGCTTAGTGTTATACTCCTCTTCACTGCAAATGTCAATAAGAGCTTGCAGTATAACACCATTAAAAAGCTCTGCGTTAGGATCAGGAGCTTCTTCTATAGGATCATAGACGTATAGTTTTTCTTTATTTTCTATGTAATTTAATAAAATATTCCGCATCTAAAACTACCAATGGTTTTTTGTTGTTCTTCTTTATAAAAAGTATAGGCTCATACTTACCTGAGTTTGTGTCTGCTTGACTATAAGAATCCCACACATTTAATCTTTCTTGATTCTTACACTCAATAGAGAAAGGGAACTTCTGACGAGCCATCTGTGCCATGATTAAGTCCTCGCCAGAAGCTCCCATGCTCCTACTCTCTATGTCTTCTTCATTTATAGAAAGTATATCTATCAGCTTGTCTCTCACCCACTGCTGAAATCTTCTACCCTTTGCTTTGGCACTCTGGGTTTTCACTTAACTTCTTCCACATTCGGAACTGTTGTAACTTGTGTGAGATATACAGGACCGGATGCATAATTAAACTGGCGAAGCCCTTGACCATTGTTAGCATCAGCCCAACAGATACGCTTATAATCGCAGTACCTA